TTATCTTAAACAATCTTCTGATAGTAGAGATACTGTCTATCTATCTACATAAGCAAACCCAGACTTATATACTTCAGCCGATATAATTGTACCGTTAGAAATTACCACATTAGCGGCAATATTGGCGTTGTCACCTGCAGCACGAGTAGTCATATCCATACCAGCTGTAATTACAGTAGCAGAAGCACCAGAAGAGATACCAGTAATAGTTAGACCAGGTAAAAATTCTGTAAATAAACTTCTACGTTTTAATTTAAGAGTACTAGTATTAGCAAAGTATATTTTTGCTCTAGCTACAGCTGCTACCGTACACGCTGATACACTGCTAATAGGCGTCACTGTATTTGATGTAGTGCCGTTAATTTTAAATATAGTTGTATTAGATACAGCAGAGATAGTAGTAGAGCCTGGTGTTGGTGAGGCGTCACTTACTACTGAAGTAGCATTGGCCTGAAACGTGCCTGTAACATTTTTAATTACTAGAGTAGTAGTATTAGATGTAACTAAAACACCAGATGCAGTTCCTTGTGTAATGTTATTGTCAGGTTTAAAATTAGTATTAGAACTAACTGTTAATATTGAAACATTTATACTGCTTTGCCAAGTACCAGTGTTAGCAACCAACACTGTAGTATGAACACCAGTAGTAGCATTTCTAGTGTCTGAGTAAACAGTACCTGATGCAGTATTGGTAATACCGTTATTTGAATATACTAATTCTTCTACTTCAAATGCTGAAAGAATAGGGTCTATATCACCACCAGTTCCTGAACTAGCCGCACCTGAAGAATTCAGTAGCTGTACTGTAGGTGTAGTGTAAATTAAATTACCTACGTTAGAAGTAAATGTTAAAGATTGAATAGTGCCATTGGCATAGGTAGTAATAGCAGCATTAGCAGCTTCAAAAGAACCAGCACCTGTATTACCACCTACAAATTTTACTTTATCAGTATTAGAATAACCCGTACCACCACTAGTAATGTTAGCACCTAGCAAATTACCTCTATTATTTACTAATACTCCAGGCTGTGTAATTGTTTGATTAACGAATTCATTATTAGTAAAAACACCTGTTGCTCCTGCATATGTTAATATTAAATCTCTTCTACCATAAGATGCTACATCACCTTCATATACTAACACCAATGGATCTACATTGTAATTTTCACCTGGATTAATACTAGTAAGTGAAGCAATTGTCCCAATTGTTTTAGTATTAAATCTAAGTAAATCTATTAGAGGAGTTGTAATATCCCCTCCAGGTAATTTAACAAACCCTAGAGCTGATCCTGGTACTAATTCAGCCCCAGTACCTGACGAAGGACTACCTCCTGGTGTTTTAATAGCTACAGATGGTGTTGTAGTAATTAGATAGCCTACATTAGCACCTAATCCAACACCTGTTATAACACCAGAAGAATCAGTAACAATTGTAGCATTTCCTGATGTAAAAGATCCTACACCAGAATTACCACCTGTAAATACTACTACATCAGTATTGTCATACCCTGACCCTCCATTTGAAATATAAACGGTAGTCAAGTTACCAAATGTAGAATTAGCACCGGTAATAATCATATCTCTAAATTTTACTGATGATGCTCCTCCAGTATTATTACTAGAAATAAGATCTGGTGATAGCCTAACAGTTTCAGTATCTGATACAACACCTATGTTAAAGTCTGCTCCTGACCCGGTGTAAATAATAACTGTATTAGCCGTAGTATTAGATCCTCTTCCCCTAATACTAGTACGACTATTACCATAAAATGTTCTCACTACATTATTAATACCAATATGTGTAGTGTTAGTAGCAATAATATTACCTGTAGCAGTAAAATCAGTATTGGTATAAAATTTACCACCAATATCGGAGGCAAAAATAATAAGGTTATTAGTAACGGGGTTTTCCTGTAATAATACTGTATTACCTGATGACCATCTATCGGTAGCTGTAGCATTTGTACTTGCTAGTAAAATTCCGTAACCTAATTTAGAATTAGAAGGAGTATAAGTTTCTATTTCAGTAGCTTTAGTAGAATTAGTATAAGCCTTAATAGAATAAGTATTATGAAATACACCAGTTGTATTGGCAATAGCCATATAGGTGACATTAGTGTACGTATGGTTATTTTCTCGTTCAAATGCTACAACGTAACCGGAAGCATCTGATGTAGTTTGATAAACGTAGGTGCCAATATGTACACCGTTAGTAGTACTACTTGATAAGGTAACTATCGTAACATTACTAATAGAATTAACTATACCTGTAACGTTATTTGTAGAAGAATTCTTCTGCACTACAGATGAACCAATATCAAAAGTAATATTTGTATTAGTAAAAATATAATTACGAGATAACTCAAAAAATATTGAATTAGAATGCAAATTATTAGTAATAGTATTCAGCATTAAGTTAGCTGAATTAGATGATTGTACTGGCGTTGTATTCTGCGTAGATAGAACTAACGTACCTGTACCTACATTAGAAGGATCTTTATTGACATAAATTGTATTATTGTTAGCTATACCTATAAAGTTATTCACACTAAAACTATAGATATTTTGACTTACTATTTCAAATTGCTCAAAAGTTGTAATTTCGGCATTAGTGTTATTAATATTAGATACTTGAATTGTTTTCTCGGCAACTATAGTATCGGCAGTATTAGAGAATCCCCATCCTCCATCTATAATAGCAAACCGCACAATACCAGTTACAGCATCAACCTCGGTAACTCTAGCTAAACCTTCTACACCAGAAGAAGAAATAACTTTTACTGTTTCACCTACTTCAAAAAGTTCACCGCCTGCAGTAATAGCTAGAGTATTAAGTGAGCCTAGTACTTTAGGAGCATTTATTATATTACTACCAACTTCAGCTACTAATTCACCAGATTCAAATTCACCGCCTATACTAGATAAAAATAAAATATCATATATCTTACCATTAACATTTCTAGTAATAACATATTCAACAAATGCTAATGCTCCAGAAATTGATCCTACTATTTGTCTACCAGTAAAACTTGCATTTCTTGGTGATTGTGTAACTTCAAGATATCTAGGAATTACCCATGTCCCATCGGAAGCTTTAAGTATGTCATTTCCTGGATTATATACTTCTATTTTAGTGCCATACAATAACTTAAAAAATAAATTAAAAGAACGTTCACTTCCTTTAGAACTAAAAAGATCTAATGTAGCTTTAATTAATCTGTTCTTAGAAATATTAGTATCAAAGGGGACATTTTTAAAATACTTCTCTTTAAAATACCTTAAAAATTCATCTACTGTACTATCAATATCTTTATAGTCTAAAAGACGTCGTGAGTGGTATAATGGATTACCTACTACTAAAGCACCTTCATACGAAGCATAATCAGAATCATTTGACTCCATCCATTTGTAATACTCTTCCACAAAAAGCATGAAGAGTTGCCCCTGTTCATTATAGAAGTCAGGAAACTGCGATTGTACTAAAGGTGAAATAAATTTTTCTATTGTCTTCATTCTTTAATAGCAACTACAAAAACTTCTACATCAGAATCATTAATAGTAAGAATTGTATTTCTATTAGACGCAATATCCTTAGATACTGGGTTAACATGAATGTGTATTCCGTTACCAACATAATCAGAAACATTAAAACTATTAATAGTTATACTACCTACTGTATAATCTACTGTACCGATTTTTCTAATAGCAGTAATATCTTGCTCATTAGATCCTGTTCTATAAATATATAATTCACCGCTTCCGTTATCCTGTAACGTACATGTATCACCATCAAATGTAAATCTTGAACTATAAACAGCTGGTACTAATGTTTTAATATAATCTTCAGAGCCTGTAGATAAGTTATAATATTTACTTAATTCAAATCCTAAATTAATTACAAAATCATTATCTTTATTTAACAACGGTGTAATTTTATAAAAAGGTAATACTGTTAATTCAACCCCAACAATACTTGAATTAATATTGTTTATAAGTTCAATTAATTTACTATACCTTAGAGTTTTCTTAAATCCGTTTAAAAACGCATTGTTGTAACTACTAATGACCCCTCGGGTTAATGTATCTAAAGTATCATTGTTTATATTGGTCACATTCGTATTATATCTTACAGTAGCATCTATCTCCACGTATAGAAACTCAGGACTTATAAACACTGGTTCAATACCTATAGGTGAACGAGTGAGTATAAATTTCTTATAACGATCTTGATCGGCTAAAGACGCTCCATCTCCTGAATTAACATCTACAGAAATAAATACTCTACCGTACTGGGGAGGATCAGCCTGGTCTCCTCCATACGCTGAAACTGAGTCTATTTCAGGGAAGTTAGCTAATAATAAATTTTCATAATCAGTTGATGTTACTGCTCTATCCTGATTTTGATAATATCTAGGGGCATTATATTTAATTGATTGTAATGATTCAGCTACTCCACCTCCTCTAGATAATGAGTTAGTAATAATGGTAGACACGTTAGATTGACCTTGTATTGGTCCGTCTATATTAAAAGAAGAAGCACCATTAGGCAACTCTCCATTACATACTCTATACTCAACAGTAATAGCAGATCCATTCTGTGGTTTTCTTCCTACTACATCATCACCAAAAATTAGTTCATATTGTGAATTTTCTGCAGCTTGCAGAAAATATACTTGAGAGTTAGCCTGTAAGTCTAAGAACGAAGTAGCACGAGTATAATTGTAGCTGTTTGCTCCTCCATTTTCTAACACTACTACTGTAATACTACGTGTATCTACAGTAGGATTAGAAATAACGTATCTTTGTGAAGTATTAGCTGAATCATATACAAAAGTATCAATTAAATAATTACCCTCATAAACAAAAATATTATTAGCATTAAAATAACCTGTACTGTTTGCAATTAATACAGTACTACTATCAGTAACAAAAGTGAAGTTGTTAGAGCCTATTTTTGTTGTAAAAGAAGTTCCTTTAGGCATTAAAAGAACATCGATAGCACTTGTAGGTGTTATAGTAAAGCTTATTCGTGCCTCAGAAGATCTATAAGATCTAGGTACATAGTTTAGTTCTTTAGCATGAGATATTACACTATCTCTTAAAGTAGCAGAGTCTAAAAACATCTCACTTGCCACCATATTTAAGTAAAAAGAATTTAAATATGTATTATATGCAAATACATCTAGTAATTGATTAACGTTTGAACCTTCATAATCAATGTCTTTAAACGGAGATTCAGAACGCTTTAAAAAAGCTTTTAAGTTAGACTTTATATCATTAAAATCTAACCCTACTAAATTAAGATTGGTATTTGCCACTATCTTACCCTGTTAAGCAAAAATTCTAGTGTTACTGGTTCAGTTTTATTTATGATGTTAAAAACAATAGTAACAGTATATGCATTATCATCATAATAAGGGTTTACTTTAACATCTAATAAATTTGCTCTAGGTTCAAAGTTTTCAATAGACGATTTTATAAATTCAACTAACATAGAAGAGGTTTGAGGAGTCATATTCTCAAACAATATTTTTTTAATATCACTTCCAAAATTATAATTAAAAAATCGTTCACCTCTACTAGTCAAGAGTATATTAAGTATACTTTGTTTAACAGCATCTTCATTTTCAGCTAACTGAACATCTCTAGTATCAACATTAAACATAGCTGAAGTAAAGATATCGGTATATAATATTTGTTTTTTAATATTAGGTGAAGCTTTATCAGCTCTTGCTACTAAGGCCATTTATCCTCCGGCAAATACGTTACTTGACCCGCTATCAGGATGGCCGCAAGAGGCTGCATCCCCTGCCCTACACACCCCTATACCATTTACAAAAACAGTACTAGAACTACCTACCATAACTGGTCCAGCATGTGGTCCTATACCATGAGGTGCTACAGCATCACCTTTTCTTACTGCACCTGCACCATTAACAAATACATTACCTGACCCACTAATGTTAGTACCACCGGCTGCATCAACCCCTCTACGTGCAATACCTGGCATTTTAATTTAAATCTATCTTAGGTGCTGTAAATGTCATATTACCACCAGAGTTTACCGTATATGTACCTGATACTTGTGCGTTAAAATTTCCACCTATTGTTAAGTCAACATTACCATCTACGGTAATGTCAGCATTACCATCAATCTTAACTGTAGAATTACCTAATATATGTATCGTATCGTTGCCTAAAATAATTTCAAAATGATCATTTACTACCTTATCTACTTGTCTACCATCTTTATTAATTTCAGTATAAGTTCCTGATTTATGATAAA